CTGTGCGGATCCCACAGCTGCGAGACGGCAAGCGGAAACGATCTTGCGATCTCCTCGACCTTTGCGGAAGTCTCTAGATACTGAATGAGAAGCTTTCTATCCATTTGTCATCGCGACCAGTAGCAAGACGATGCAGATCGCAACAAACGCAACGCACATCAAGATCCAGTCGTCTTCTTCTAGCATGTCTCTACTCCTCATCGAGATCGATCACGGGCAACGCGATAGGCCGGAGCCGTTCTTGTTGTTGCCGCACCTCCTCTAACAGTCTAGGGACATCCAATGTATCATGATTAATTGTGATTTCAACGGGAGCTTTTTCCTGCTTGTTGTATCCGTGGCGGCGCTCCAACAAAAACGACGCAGCGCGCACCGCCTCGGTCCCGCCGTCACTCATTGCCGTATGAAGCGTTGAGAGCGCACGAATCGCGCTCATCGCTTCCGCCCGTTGCATCTCTCCGTAAAAATCAAAATAAGCGCCGCTTTTGGCCTCGCGTCCTCGTTTGAGCCAGTCATATAGTATAGACTCCGAAATACCGGCATATTTGCAAGCGATCGCTCTTGTGCATCCTAGGCTTGTAGCTTCGAGGATCTTGCGCCGATACTTGTCTGTAAATTTACTCTTTCGGCCCATGTTCCCTCTCACGCTTTGCCCACTCGATCCGGCCTTCAATGATCGGATAGTATTCTTCTGTCATCTCGCATCCGATAGCGTCGAAGCCTTCAAGACAAGCAGACACCGCCGTTGTTCCAGATCCTAGGAACGGATCGAGCACTGTTCCATTTGGAGGCGTGATCAGTCGACACAGCCAGCGCATAACGCCGATCGGCTTAACTGTCGGATGGAAGTTTTTAACGCTTGTTCCGCTCGGCTCGACGATTGACGAGCCGCCTTCTTTTCGGTCGTTCTGTGGACTGCTTTTCAAATGCTCTAAGCCGGCTTCGCGCTCGGATCTCGATGCTTTCGGACATTGATAGATGTTAGCGGGCCATCTGCCATGTTGGTGCCCACTATAATCTATGGGCGACATTGTAACAGCATGCCCAACAGTGCCCAGTCTATCGCCGCCTGATATTTCCTCCGGCATCTCCTGAGGCCCCACCCAACAAGGATCGCCATATGCAAAGCGGCAGGCATCTATGTTGATCGCTCCGGTGCCGTACTTCAATACATTCTCAGCGACTGATAAGCCCTTCTCTAGAGGCTTTCGTGCAACGATCGCAGGCTCGTAGCTTGGCTTCAATGATGTGCCCCATCCTTCCCATTGTGCGGCTTCTGGAGTAGCTGGCTTCATTGGTTGATAATCAAGATCTTTCTCTCCGTCATTTCTAACTCCTCCCAAAGATAAAAAGTGAGGATTAACTGTTTTTGCGTTTGGAACTTTATATGACTTTCCAACTTTCTGAGTTCGCTCCGCTCCTAGATGCTTATCAATTCCTTTTGATACATCGTGACTCTTTGGAAAGCCTGAGAAGTACAGCCAGCTTATCATATCGCGGATCTCGAAGCCTGCATCGGCAATCGCGACGCCCATGGGATGTACTGTTCTTGTTGCGCTGAATGCGACCATATGCCCGCCGTGTTTCAATACTCGATAGCACTCTTTCCACAACTCAACATTAAAAGCGATCCCGCTATCGTCCCAGCCTTTCCCCATGAAGCCGATCTCATAGGGCGGATCGGTCACGATGCTGTCGATCGAGTTGTCTGGGATCTCTTTCAGTTTCTCTAGGCAGTTTCCTTTCAGAAGCGTAAAGTTGAAATCACTCTCAACGGGCGCAGGAGGCTCGACAATCGCTTCCTCCTCGTCCTCGCTATACAGATCGCCAAGTATGCCTGACAACTCCTCCTCGTCCCATCCTAGCCCGCTCAGGTCTTCATCTTGCAACTCTTCGAAGATCGCTTGTAGTGCATCGTCGTTCCAGTCTGCCCGCTCGCCTATTTTGTTGTCTGCCAACATCAGAAGCTTTGCATCGACGGGATCTAGATCCATAAATCGCACGGGTACCTTAGACAGCCCGAGACTCTTTGCGGCTTTGAGGCGCGTATGTCCGGCGATCACAGTATTGTCTTCTCTTCGGGCGATGATCGGCGCAGCGAATCCAAAGCGCTTGATTGAGCCGGCGACCTCCTCGACGGCGTGATCATTGATTCGCGGGTTATCTGGATGCGGGATCAACTCGTCAATGTCGATATATTGCGCTGCGTTCTCTTCGTTATTCGCCATGATCGCTCTCCGTATCCAGATCAAAAAATAGGCCCTCATTCAGTTGCGTCAACGTGTCCAGTCGTCCGAGAAACTCGCGGATCTTTGCATATGGAGTCTCTTTCGGCGTCAAGACAACGACAACATGCGCGTTCTGTATCGATACCATGAGATCGTTGTTTGCGTTGGTGTTGATGTCCGAGGCGCACTGAATGCCGCTCAATCTGGCGATCTCCTCGTTGATCACTCCTCGAAGGTCGTCATTTATGATCGTCGGATCAAGCGCGAGCATTGTATCTTGCGCGGTGTTCTCCTTCTTCGCTTGCTTCTCCGCCTCGATCTCTTTGCGCTTGCGCCTCAAGTAGCGCGGATCGGCCTCGTATTTCCTGTATCGTGTCTTCGACGGGTCACAGGATACAAAGCCTTCCATAACGAGCCAAAGAACAGCGGATCGAATAGCGCCGCGCCCATGATCGGGGAATGCCTGCCATATCTGCGACATCGCGACCGGAAGGCCGTTTGTCTCGATCCAGAATAGAACATCATTGCAAAGAGGGGACTTCTCAATCCCCTCTTCTTTTAGATGCTCCCGATAGTCTTCGAGAGTTGTCTTCATTTGAGCACCTCGATCGCCGCGCGAATGAGCGCCGAGCGGCTTGTATTGTACTGGGCACACAGTCGATCAAGTGTGCCGAGCGTCTGCGGGTCAAGCGTGATGTTGACGGGCTTTGTCCGGCCCGTGGCTTTTACTCTACTATTGAATGCTTCGTTGCGCGATGGCACGAGAACATCCTTATTATTGTTTATCTTAAGCTTCTTCATGTGCTACTCCTAGCATAATGATGCGATACGATCCGATGTCGAATCGGACGGGATGAGGAAGACGTAAGATGCCGAGCGGCAAGTCGTCTCCGTTGTTGTCAATGGTGCTCTCGGCGCCGAAGATGTCGACAGCGAGCCGAGAGACTTCTTCCAAGAGCGCAAGCTCTAGCTCGGGGTCATCAACCCCGACGACGATCACGTCACACAGCATTCTTTCTTCTTCGTTGTTGTTCATTGTTGTTCTCCGTTGTTGTTGGTTGTATTGATAGTATAGTGCGTATTATATACAACGTCAAAAAAATCATTACATTATTTCTCTACCCCTATCGGCAACGATCCGAAGTATTTGCTTCTTTGCCCATTCTGCGGGGTCTTCGTGTCGATCCTTCTTTGCTAACTTTTCGATGCTTTCCAGCTGTTCTTTGCTAACTTCAATCGGGATCATCAGGATCAAGTCGGGCGTTTCCTTCTTTTTCGGGCGGGCGGTCGATGCGATCTCTTTTGTCTTTCTCTTCATTGTGATTTTTCCTTCTCTGGATAGTTGATTTCAAATTTGAGTCTCAGTAAAAAATAGATGAGTGCCTCGACCGATTCGAGCGTGTACATGTCCTCCTGTACGCCGTCGCCGTCGAAGCGCTCGTTGCAAGTGTATTGCTCCTCTCCGCTGCGCTTGACGCGCTGAAAGCAGAACTCATGAGCAACAAGATCGGCAGGCCGATAGCGCACGAGTATCACACATGCGCCGGCCTCTAGATCTCTACGTAGTCTATGTAAATCACGAATCATTATATAGCCCTATCACCGTACGCGCCAAGGCGTCAAATTTGTCTTTGCGCGCATCCTTGCTGGCTCGCTTGCGTCGTCCTTCGCGGACGTGCTCAGGAGGCACTAAGCGCACGCCGTGAGACTCCTCGATCTCGCGGATGATCATATGCCCGATCGATGTCAGCCAGATCGAATGGCTCCAGTTTGGCGCATACTCGCCTCCTTCATCGGTGAAGTATCCACTCTTCACGCGATGCTCCCATATCTGATCGCTTTGTAGCGTTGCTCTCATTTTGCCCTCCGTCGTACGGGGGCGGAGATCAAGCGCTTTGCACGTCTCGCACTCAGGGCCGCACCAATGATCCCAGCGGATCGCGGCGTTTGGATCTTGTGCGCGGATGCGTCGTGCGGTTGCTCTCCAGTCTACACCATTGAGCGATT